GAACTCATTATATATGCGCTATGCGTATGCGTTGTTGAGTCCTGATAGAGAACCAGATCAGTTTGCGAGTCATGTGAGCCTCATGACTTATGGTGATGACAATATTATGTCCGTTTCCGAACAGGCTCCCTGGTTCAACCATACAACTATTGTTCGAGCTTTTGCTAGCTTGGGCATAGTTTACACTATGGCTGACAAAGAGTCTCAAAGTGTTCCGTACATCCACATTTCGGAAGCTTCATTCTTGAAGCGGACTTGGGTGTGGAACGAAGAAGTAGGCAACTACTTAGCTCCCCTAGATCATGATTCTATCGAAAAGATGCTGACTGTATGGGTTGCATCAAAATCAGTGGAACCTGTATATCAATTGCGTTCGGTCATTACTTCCGCAGTTCGAGAATATTTCTTCTATGGTAGAGAAGTCTACGAAGAGAAAAGACAACTACTACGGAAGATTTTCGTCGATAAAGGTTTTGTTGATTACGTTGAGGCATATATGTTTCCAACATTCGATGAGTTGATCTGGGAATTCAACAACAATGTTGTTGAGCCTGATGGTGAAAATCATTAGGCACCCTTACTGCATTTGGGCCGTTACTCCGGTCCTATTTCAAACCAAAAGAGTGGTATTTCCCATATATACTGCTGCATACTAGCCAAGGTGTGTGGAGCGTGGATGTGAAATATCTACATTGGCAAGAAACTTGTGTACCTTTATGGGTTATGGTGCACATTTTATACTACCTGGCAACAAGAGTAGGAGACAGGGTGACTCCATGAAAATTAATTCACCCAGCGACGAGGGCGCGTCCCCTCAAAAGAAGGACTTTGCCACTTCCCCCCGAGTAGCGGGGAGTGGTGCAGGGAAGGCTACTCAATTACCGGAAATTAGATCTGAACTGGAAACGGTTCATGAGCTCCGGAAATTCACAGGGCTTCTTGAATCTATCGAAAAATCTCTCGAGTCTGATCAAGATAGTACCCTTGTTTCAATTGTTTCGAACTCTTTAATGGATGAATTAGATTCGTCTCTCAAGTCCATCGACGCTATGTTCGAGGCAATAGAAACCAAAGTTGGCATTGCTGCCGCAGCACTTCAACGGAGATGTGCTAGGATTCGCCAAATTCGTGCCAAGTTGATAGAATATACCTATCAGCTCGAAGGAGACGATTACGTGGATAATCCTGGAGATGAACTTATTCGCTCAAACACCGCCGTTGAGTCCACCAATTTGCAACAGCAGAATCTCCAGTTTATTGATAATCATCCAGGATCTGATGTGAAATTAGGTCCAAATGTCGATTACACGACTGGCGATGATTCGCAATCTGTTGAACTTGGTGATTTTCTCACTCGGCCTGTTCTTATTCGGACGCTTGGTTGGAATGAGGGTGGTGGCTATTTTACACCTAATGAGATGTATCCTTGGGAAGAGTATTCCAACACTCCTTCTATTAAGAAGAAGTTAGAGAACTACTATATGCTCAAGTGCAATCTTCATCTCAAATTGGTGATCAATGCTGCTCCATTTTATTATGGGGCAGGTATCTTAGCCTACCAACCTCTTTGGGAGTATGAGAAAAATTTCGATTATTCGACAAATCCGAATTATTTCGATTTCACTCTACTCACTCAAAAACCTCACATCATGGTGTATCCACAAACGTCACAAGGTGGTACTTTGGAACTCCCTTTTGTTTGGCATAAGGAGTGGTTGGATATCACTTCCTCCGCCGAATTGAGAGGTATGGGCCGTACCGCCTTTAGAACTTTCGGAAATCTGCTTAACGCTAATGGCGTATCTGGAACTGGTGTCTCTATTTCCATTTACGCTTACGCGACAG